CCCCGCCCCAGGGCAAGCGAAAGCACATGGACGGCGCGTTGTGTAGTTTAGCTTGTATAGTTAGTTTAGGGTCGGTTGCGAAACGGCACAAACCACAGGGGCGTGCAGCGCTTTTGTGGTTTCAATGCTCGGGTTCAGCAGAACCAATGAGCGGGCGCGGGCGGCACATTACGTTGATCAAGCCAGTGCGCTGACATGGGCACCCTTGCTGCATACCGGCAGGCAAGTGACGGCTCATAAGTACCCAGGTCCTCGTGGCGACACTCCGCATTGCGGCGTAGGGTCGGATTTCCTACGTCTTCATTTCGCGGAAGGGCATTCGTGCCCTATCGCCCTGGATCACCGTCAGGCTTTGGGGCTGGTAGAGGGCGCCGGTCCCTATAGCGCGGTACAGCTCTCCCGAAAGCGCAACCAATTGTACTCATAGTAACATTCGGGGCATTCGTCTACACTGCGTGGCGGATGAGACCCCGGCACAATCCCCCGCTCCCTTTACCACCATTGCCGCCGCAGGCTGCGGCGCCAGTCCGTGCCGGCCTCCGACAGCCGTTTTCGGACTTGTTGCAATTGTGTGTAGAGCTCGAGAGGGCTCAGTATGAGTTCCCCCCTGGCCCAAAATTAACATCTGACGCCATCCTCGGACGTACTCCCCACTTTACATCCTTCCCTTCCGTTTCCCTCAACCTCCCTAACTTACCTTGCACCCATGCTGTTGCGCTTATGGCTTATTGGACGCAGTTTAACGCAGTGCTTCCAGTTCTGCCACAGCCGCGAATGAATTTGCAGCAGATGGTTGCTTATTTGAGGAGCGTCGGCATGCACGATTTTCCCGTGTATACTGCATTTTACGACGCTTGGGGTGCTGCGCGGCTCATACATGCTGCAGGCCGCAATCGCCCGGACGGAGCAGTAATTGTCTTTGCACCGCCCCGGCCTCCACCCCCCCCTCCAGTGGTCGGGCCGGCATTGCCGCCCCCGCCACCTGTGCCCGCGCATTTTGCGTTCGGCACCTACATACCACCGGATTCAGGGGGTCCGGTGCGCTTTGCTTATTTTGGAAACGTCTACCTCGGAAATGGGTTCTATTGGCACGCTGAGAGGGCGAGTCCTGAGTACAATGTGCTCGCTTCCTTAGGCTTGGCTTGCTTGTGTCGGCACCGTTGCAGACACGAACCCGACACTTGTCGTGGCAATCCGTCATTCAGTTTCAAACGCATGTTGATGGAAAATCACTGTTACGCCTGCGTCGCTGCAGTGAAGACCACGACCTATGCTCATGGACCCAATAACTCCCTTGTTTACAGGGGAGCGTCCGGCCACGTTCATGTTGAACCGGATGCTTTTAATCTTACTTCCGAGGCTGACTTGTCGACGGTACTGCCTGAGCGAGTGACAACCACTGAGCTGGATCTTGACCTTTACCCTTTACCAGCTGTGCGACGCGATTCTGTGCGCGCAGTTTTGTACTCCTGGGGCATTCTTTTGATCGCTTTGGGTTATCCGCTGTCAGTCGCCGCCGACATTGTTCGGTTCTACCAAGGCAGCCCAGCTTTCCAAAATTTACTACGCATCCAGCCCGCAGATTTTCTGGGTGACCCCGACATTGACATTTACAGGTTTCTGGTTGGGTGGAAGGTCATCACCCGTAATGCCAACCCTGTCCCCTTTTTCTTTGGCGTCGGAACCCTTGTTGGTCTGATTGTGACGCTGCTCCCCAAGCGGCGTCCTTTCAGCTACTTTCCGGCGCTCCGCATGCTTCGCGGGGCCTTTTCACCACATGCTCGTATCGGCCACACTCAGCTCGGTCGCAGACTTGAGACCACGGTGGCCCTTAGTCCATCTTGGACCGAAGCCGATCTTCGCGCTTTGGTGCGTCGCATCTCCGGCGAGATGCGATTTCGGGAGTATGTGCATCCAAGCGAAATCGATTCCTGGGTTTCTGACAACATAACCCAGATCGGTTCCGCTCCCATTCCCGCAATTCCACTTGGATGTTGTGTAACTTGCTTGCGGCCGGCGCGTTTGCGCCACTGTATTTGCGCGAGTTGTCGCGCCGCAATGCAGAACCCCTATTTGTGGGCTCTTCCGTGTTGTTTCCTCACTGAACACGTCGGCATGCGGCCCTTGTTCACCACTCGGCCTATCTTTGAGATCACCAACACCAAATGGAGGTCGTCTGATGTTGTCCCAAGATTCAATGGCGTTGTCTTCGACGACCTCAACCACATGATGGCGTTCCTGATGCCTTTGGTCCCTGACTCGGGAACGTGTCGTGGCCGGCTTTGTGGCCCCATGTTTCTTGGCCACATCCCAGCTTGCTACGAGCGCGGCGACGTTATGGTGGCACTTGCCGCCGGCGTCCGTCTGCTGGTTACCCCCCCCACACACGAATACGCCGATGGGGAGGACCCACCCAGTTTCTTGCGACCCTTCATGGAGCTCTCGACGTTGGCACAGCTTTTATACCCTGAGCTGATACAGCCGCTCATGCCTTGGACACCTGAGATGGTCTTGGATCATCAGCGGGTTCCCGCTAAACGGCGTCAGCTCGAGCAGTGCTATGCTGAGATTGCTGCAGGGATTGTGTACACCGTTGCTTACCTGATGAAGGTCACCCCCTTCATCAAGGCCGAAAAGCACACCACAGACGGGTTTTCTTCCTATGGGCTCACGCCCAAAAAGAAGCAAGTCCCTAGGTGCATCAATCCTGTACATCCACATGTCAACGCTATGTGTGCTCCCCTCACTCTTCCAATGAGTAAATTGCTGAACCGGCTCTTTAATGCGAACGCACATATCTTTTATGCCTCTGGGGCCAAGCCCTCAGAGATCAACGACTTTCTCAACAATGCATCGTCCACGTGTCGGTATGTTCTTGAGGATGACGTTTCGTTCGCTGATGGGGGGCATTCTGAGGGCTCGTTTTTCTTTCAGGACGTTTTCAAAACCGCACAATTCCCAGGTAAGTCACCCTACCTACAGGATCTGTTTGATTCCTTGTCACAGGGGAAGATGCGGTGTGGCAGGTTCTCAGCGCTGGTCCGCTTTGTGAACCTGTCTGGTGTACCATTGACTAGCTGGACGAACACCATTGTTTTCATTTTTGTCAGGCTCGTCGCTTTGGCTTACGCTTTTCATTTGGTTACGCTGGATGATTTCTCCTCCCATGTGGAAGCCATGATCGAACTCATTTCCTCATTCTTCATGGCAGTGGCTGGCGACGACGGCCTGACCTTTCTCCCCCAGTCCTACAATGGGGTTCGGTCAGGAACTACGGACTTCCTGAGTCGTTATTCTGCCGCCTGGGCGTATTTTGGCTTTTATGTGCCTGCTTCCAAGATACGCTTCTTTCCTCCATCGCGCTGGAGATTGTCGACTTTCTTGGCCATGCGGCCGGTGTGGAGTGGCACCCGCTACGAATATGGCGTGGAGATAGCGAGAAGACTGCGCCACATGTTTTGGCAGATCGACAATAACATGCATCCAGTGGCTTGGGCCCGCGGCATCAGCACGTCGCTGCTGACCGCTTCGCGCCATGTCCCGGTCGTACGGGACGTTTGTGACTGGTACCTTCATAATACATCAGGCGCCATCACGAACATGAGTTTTACTAACCCCTATTCGACTTTTTACGGCTACGAGATTCAAGGAGACCTGAATCCACGAGCCGTCTCTGAATTCCTTGAGGATTACGGCATCACGGCTGATGAATACGCCGACTTTCGGGGTCTCCTCCTACGGACCTCCGACGTGTTGGTTAATTTGAACCATGTGGTGCTAGAAAAAATTTTTTCTTTAGAATAGCTTTCTTTGTGTGTACAGCCTCGGACAATGCCACCAAAGCGATTGAACGCCACGTCCCGCAAGATGGTTGGCGGCCTTGCACAACTTGCACAGGTGCAGGCCGTCCCACATGAGTATCCTCCATTGCGCTTGCCAACTTTTCCAAGTATTGAGAGGACTTCTGTTTTGAAATTCGTGGCTAACGCACAGACTTCGGTCGAGTCTAGGGAGAAGGTGTTCATTCTGCGTCGTGACCCTGTGGTACCGGTGTGGCATTCCGCTCCTTTTACTACCGCACTCACCCAGGTCTTCACGTTTGATCCTTCGACCTCAGGGCTTTATCAGAAGCCCAACTTTCCGAATCTTCAAGGGGGCAATTATGATGTATCCATTTTGACCGACACTAAACCATTCGCCACACTTCTCTTTCCCGCGACGCCGGTCCAGACTATTCCTTGGATACTCGGCAAGTCGTCGAAGGAGAATTGGTATTACATTCCCTGCGGTATGGTTGGTGTTGTTTCTGTTCTAGTTGATGCTTCTCCCGCAGGCGGCGCCTGGGAGCTTACATTTGAAAGCACTTTGGATTTCTCCACAAACGATGCCAGTGCGGCGGCAACGGTCACTAGTACACTCAGCGGCAACTATATCAATTTTGTGGTTCCCGCTGAGGGGTTTTTCCGCCCTTTGACAATCAATGTTCAAACCGCCGTTGGCAACACGTTGCAGATTTCGAGCGTGTATGTGGGGTTCACTTCAAATGGCACGGTGCCTTTCACCACTCCTTCAGCACCTGCATCAACTATTTACCCTTTCATCCCCTTGTTGTCCCAGCCCATTGAGCCAGGTGTGCCCCAGATTTACGAGGGCGCGCGAGCCAATGCAGTAGCTATGCTCATCAGCAATTCGACTGCTGTCCTCAACAAGGAGGGCACGGTTGAAGCCTATCGTGTACAAGACTCTGGATCTATGGTGTTGAATTACACCACCGCGATTGGCAACTTGACCCGGTTTTCAGAGCATGCTGCTCCGCCCGATCGTTACCTCGGCCTGATGGAAAAGGGAATTTATGCTTTTACAATCCCCGATCAGGGTTCAGCCAATTTTCGCGACTGGACCATGCAACTGTGGGGGGGACAAACTGTAAGCTTGGTCCAGCTCGATAATGCTGCTTACAATTTCGTCATTGGTTGTACCGATCTCACTGCCGGTGCTACCAATCTATCCATCACTATCGATATACATTTAGAATTCAGGAACGCCACCATGCTGTGGCCAATCGGGGTGTCCATGGTACCTTTGGAAGAGTGGCACAAGGCGCAGCTAGCGTTGCACAAGATTCCCTGTTTTCACGAGAATCCGTTACATCTTGCTGCTATTGCTGGCGTCGCCCGTGCTGCTGCCATGCGTCTGGCTCCGTATGCTATACCACTTCTTCGTTCCGCTGGTCAGTATGTGCTGGATAAGACAATTAGCAGCATCTCATCACGCATACCAAACATGGATCAACGCACACAGGTTCAG